GGTTGACAACTGGCTCGAATCAGTGTATACTGTTTTCATCATTAACTAATCTAGAGTCGACTTATGTGGTATTGAAGTTGAAGCATGTGATTCTTTCAACGAGGTTCTAGAATTCCCCACCGAATAGAGATTCAGTAAATTAAAAGCTTCATTTAATGAAACTAAATACATGACATATTTTCATTAATGGAGATCGAAAAATGGCTGGATTTACCCCCAACGAAGGCGAAACGTTAATCGCCAACCTTATTTTTGCAAATGCTGATGTTGACCGCGGCACTGACCTTGAGCTTTTGCTTTTTACAAACTCAGAACCAGGTGAAACAATCACCGCAGCTACACTAACTGAGCCAACTGGCACAGGCTACTCAAGAATTACTCTTAACGACGGCACTTGGACTGTTATCGGTGATACTGCTAGCTATCCGCTACAGACTTTTACTACTGGCGCAGGCGGCTGGACTGGATCCGTGCAAGGCTACGCTATTGTAACCACGGGCACTACTCCGCGTATCCTAACAATCGAAGTTGATCCTAACGGTCCTTATACGTTTAACGAAAACGATACCTACGACGTAACACCAAACGTTACCATAGCGTAATTTATTACCACAGGAGATATTCTATGGTAATTGCCGGCGTACTGTCAGTTATATTCACTTCAGTCTTCTGTCAAATAGGAGACTGACAATATGCCTTCTCAGTTCTTTTTTAATCCCGATAGCTATTCAGTTAACGATGTTCCGTCTGATATATTTGCTGAAGCCACGTTCGGTAACGGAGCTATTAACTCCTTTACGATTCAAAACGACGGTTCGAGTAACTACTTAGAAATAGACGCCACAGTAGACAGTACTGAAAGTACTGCTTATCTGAAATACACCGGTCTGCCTGCAAGTGTGCAGCCGCAGGTGTATGTGCAGTTTAGAATCACAGAGACACCGCAGAATCGTGCATTTTCTCTTGGTGGCGGTCTTAGGATTCCAGAGACTAGTATAACTTCTAGTGACCTTATCCTTGCTGGCTACTTTCTCGAAGAACAATTTCCTGTAATACAGACAGCAACAGATACTAGTGGCGAAGATCAAGCCCAGACCGTTGCACAGGTTACTTCGCCCAACGTAGGTGACCTTGTTAACGTTAGATTTTCGATTATTGATACACCCGGCGGAGCTAACGATAATCTTGCAACAGCTTCATATTGGATAGAGGGCACAGACGAGTCCACAGCAATTCAAACGTCATATGCGTTTGCTGACACTGCTCCTGGCGTTGCTGGTGTAAGTTTAATACCACTACCGTTTCCGGGCACTGCCGGATTAAACGATGTAATTCAAATCTACAAATTTAGTGTTGCTACAGAAGGTGCAGAAGCGCCAACAGAACCAGTTGCTCCAAGTTCAGAAGTTTATTCAGTAGTAGGTGACTCGACGATTGATATAACTTCAACATCTGCGTCCGACTTTGTTAATGTTGCTGTTGCAAGAAGTGTCGTTGGTAACTCCTCTGTAGCTGTACAGACAGAAGCAGTCAAGGAGTTTGTTCGATACCTAACTTATACACCTTGGAGCCAACCGCGACAAACACAAGAGTTAGAAGAAGACGAAATCTCCTTTGATAAGGTACCAAGACAAAACCAATATGTTAGTGCTGAACCTATAACAGGTGTAAGCAATTTCTTTGGCGGGAAAGTTAATCAAGAATCATCTGCTATTGCTTTTACAGATCTTAGATTGGACCCTGGAAACAAAGATGTAATCGGTGTCGAAGTCTTTCTACATGTTAGTAGAATAGGCCGAACACAAGACAAGACTATAAAACTGTTTTCAGAAAAGACTATCGGAGAGAACTTAGCTGACCTTGAAGCCGAAGATAAGAATACCTATTCTGGAAGTTTAAAAACTTGGGGTGTAGATAAGATGGATGTCGATTTCACTGCAAGTACATTCGGAGTGAGCATTGACCTACAACCGCACACTCAGTATCCTGCCAACACAACTGTTTACATACGCAAAGTGTCGGTGCGCCTAATACTAGGTGAGCCCAAAACGTAACTCGAGTTTGCACACTAACATGACGAGTGTTAGTGTGCATTTTGATGTTACGTTGCACACACGAAGCGAGAGAAGCTCCTACGCACCTTTAAACTGCTGAATCACATCGGCTATGCTGTTAGCCAAGTCCTGAAACCACTCAATTGAATGTCCTCTCGTAGTTTCTGCTGCTGTACCAATTCTAATGCCTGACGTTTCTACAAACGACCGCGGGTCGTTTGGAACACCATTTTTGTTTACGGTAATGTTATGTTTCTCTAGCTCGTCTGCTAGCTGCCTGCCTGTAACGTTCTCGTCGCTTAGGTCGATCAATATAATATGACTGTCCGTGCCTTGTGTCTGCATTTTTATCCCGCGCAACTTAAACACGTTGCACATTGCTCGAGCGTTTGCAGTTATATCAAATGCATAAACAGTAAAGCTAGGATCTTGAGCTTCTATAAAGCATTGTGCCTTTGCTGCTATGATGTGCATCAACGGGCCGCCTTGTGTGCCTGGGAATATTGCAGAGTTGATCTTGCGTGTATATTCGTCGTTGTTCCACATTATCGCGCCGCCTCGTGGGCCTCTTAGAGTTTTGTGGGTCGTTGTAGTAGTTACGTCAGCATATTTAATTGGACTCGGATATGCACCGCCTGCAATCAAGCCTAAGTAGTGTGAGCAGTCTGCTAATAGATATGCACCTACTGAATCTGCTATCTCACGAAAACGCTTCCAGTCAATTTGCCTCGGGTAGGCGCTTGCACCAGCTACAATAAGATCTGGCTTAACTAGGCCTGCGATGCGTTCGATGTCATCGTAGTCTAGAAAGCCCTGCTCGTCTACACCGTATGCAAATGAGGTATAAACTTTGCCTGACAGGTTTACCCTAGCTCCATGACTAAGGTGGCCGCCTGATGCCAAGTCCATGCCTAAGATCTTGCTACCGGGTCTCAGTAGAGCTTGGTACACTGCGGTATTTGCGTTTGCTCCTGAATGCGGTTGGACGTTTGCATACGAGCAGTTAAACAGTTCGCACAACGATTCTATTGCTAGAGTTTCAATTTCATCGCTAGGACCACAGCCGTTGTAGTAACGCTTACCTGGGTAGCCTTCTGCGTATTTGTTTGTAAACTCTGAGCCACACAGATCCATTACTGCTTGACTTGCAAAGTTTTCAGAGGCTATAAGTTCAACTGTGTCTTTTTGTCTTTGTTTTTCTTTGTTTAAGATTTTTGTAATCTTACTATCAATCATCGTCGTCGCCGTTTCCTATATTGTTTATAAACTGTCTTAATTGAGTGCTTTCTGTTTCAGCACGAACCTTGCCTATATTTTTACCTTCTGAAGGAACACTCCTTGTTGTTTCCTGGGAGTTTGATGTGCGCTTGAGTGCGTTTACAATTGCTCCACTGCCCTGACCGCCAGAAGCTGCTTGGCTTGGATCGTCTTCATCTTCGTCTATATCAACAATACGCAAACTGTCTACGTTAAAGCCTAGGTCAATCTTAGCACCTACGCCACTAGACGAACGTGTCTTCATCAGCTGTATCTGATACCTGCCGCGTTCTCGCATTGCTCTTGACGTAAAGATACCGAACACGTTATCTGCTGTTTGTATCTTACTCAAGCCGCCTGATATGTGCGAGTGATCGAATTCTATTTCTTCTACGGCGCCCCTGTTCAACTGTGCTGCTGTTACAAATACAGTATTCAGTTCCATTGCTAAGTTACGCAACTCTTCTGACACGTACTTGTCTTTGATGAACAAGTTCTCTGCTGATATTTTAGCACCGTTGGGCATCAACAAGTCGAGGTAGTCAATCAGTAGAACGTCTACTTTCTTGCCCGATTTGATTTCGTACTCTTTGATGTATGCTCTAATGTCGTTGGGCGTCTTACCGGAAGGCATGTATTTGACTTGGAAGGCTCCTGCCTTCTTGCCAATCATCTTTACTTTCATCTCAACGTCGTCGATGTTCTTAAAGATATCACGTGTGCCAATGCCTGTGGTCATTGAGTCAACACGCATCGACACCAAGTTCTCACTCAGCTCTAGAGTTAGGTACAACACGTTCATGCCTTGCAGTGCCCAGTTCACACCTAGGTTAGCAAGGAACAGACTTTTACCAGCACCTGAGTTATGACTAGACAATCCATTAGTGTAGTATCTGTGGTTTTCATGATCAATGTGAAAGTCATATACTGTACGCTGTCCTGCTGCTTCTATACTGGTTACTACTTCGGAGCCGGACTCTGTACTAATACAGTCGCCGACGAGTAGCGTACTAGCGTATTTCCACTTGCCGTTGAACAGTTCGAAAAAATGGTCTATACTAGCAGTTATAGAACTGCCGGCATCTGTGCTTACAGTAACACACTCCTTGTTTCCTTTATTCCGCCATGAGTGCGCGTTAACATACCCGTCAGGGCTACTAATTCGATAGCCACTCGTTGGAACTTTTTCCAACGAACTTATGTGAACCTTCTTTGGTTGACTGCGGTCGTACAATAGACATAATTGGTCTTCTGATAATTTTCGCAACTTGTCTGTAGGGTATAGAGCCGACAGCCACTCAATTTTTTTATCTAGTAAATTCATATTTTATGTTTCCTGTGTTCCAAAATCGGTTGTATCCGTTGTTAATCATGTTTTGCCATTCTGATAGTCCAGCGTCGAAGTGTTCTAACACATCTTTTAGTTTATGTTTCTGAAATGCCACTCTATTAAACACTGCGTGAGATTTAAAGTACGTGTATCCCGGTGGAGTATAGTCTACAAACCTAAATCCCAGTTTTTGGTACATGTTTCCGTTGCTGAAGTCGCGCGAGGCATATGATATAAT